CACAATATTGGGCTGCTAGTACATTGGCTGGTGATGGTGTAGCTGTTGTAGCTGATGATCCTGACCAAGTCTTTAAGATGGTTGCACTCACTTCTGGTGGTGCTTTGGCTTCTGCCGCCGTCCCCATGATCGGTCAAAACATCGCTATTAACCGTAGCTGGGCCGCTGGCACAGGTAACATTAATACAGGTGACTCTTATGTTGGCGCAACTTCTCCATCTTCACTCAGCACAGCAGCTCAACTGCCTTTGCGTATAGTTGGTTTGGTGCCTGATACAGCTTACGCTGTTTCTGCAACAGGTTCTTCAAGTTCAACAACCATCACTTTGACTGGCGCTGGCTTGCCCTCCGCCATCCTCCAAGGTGCTGACGTTGCTTACTTGGCTCCTAATGGTCAATTGATTGAGACTGGATCTTTTGTGACTTCAGCTTATGCTGCTGGTACAACTTCCATCACAATTAACGTGGCTATTGCAGTCCCTGGTGGTGTCACTGCTATTCCTAGCGGTTCTACTATCGTGTTCACTAATTATCCTGAAGTTTTGGTTAAATTTAACCAAGGCACACACGGATACTATTATCCAGTTTCAGTATAAGGAGTAACATAAATGGCTATTTCACGCGCACAACTATTGAAAGAACTGCTCCCAGGCTTGAACGCATTGTTCGGTTTAGAGTATGCACGTTACGGCGAAGAGCACAAAGAGATCTACGAAACAGAAACCTCTGAGCGTTCTTTTGAAGAAGAAACGAAACTGTCAGGTTTCTCTGCAGCACCTGTTAAAAACGAGGGTTCAGCCATCGCTTATGACAATGCTCAGGAAGCATGGACAACTCGCTATAACCACGAAACCATCGCCCTTGGTTTCTCGATCACTGAAGAAGCGATCGAAGATAACTTGTATGACTCTTTGTCTGCTCGTTATACCAAAGGCTTGGCTCGCGCCATGGCATACACCAAGCAAGTTAAAGCTGCTGCCGTTTTGAACAACGGCTTCAACGCAGCCTACACTGGCGGTGACGGACAGTCTTTGTTCTCTACTGCTCATCCCTTGGTGAATGGTGGTAACAACGCCAACACTCCTTCTACTCCTGCTGATTTGAACGAGACTTCTCTTGAGAATGCCGTTATTCAGATCGCTGCATGGACAGATGAGCGTGGCCTCTTGATCGCCGCTAAACCCAAGAAGTTGGTTGTTCCTCCTGCACTCATGTTCGTTGCAACTCGTTTGCTCGACACTGAATTGCGTGTTGGTACAAACAACAACGACATCAATGCAATTAAAAACAATGGTGCCGTTCCTGAAGGTTATACAGTTAACCACTTCTTGACCACACCTAATGCTTGGTTCTTGACCACAGACGTGCCAAACGGACTTAAACACTTCGTTCGTACACCTCTGCAAAACAGCATGGATGGTGACTTTGACACTGGTAACGTACGTTACAAGTCTCGTGAGCGTTACAGCTTCGGCTGGTCAGATCCATTGGGAATCTACGGTTCCTATTGATCGGAAAGGGGCCCCCAAAAGGGGCCCTTTTTTATTGTTGACAACACTAAAAAATAGTGTATATTGTGAGTGTCTGGGATTTTTTTCTCTTGTTGCGACTGGCCCAGCAGACGATGCAACGATTAACAAGAGACTTTTGCATAAGGAATTATCATGGCACGTTCCACGTTTTCTGGCCCAGTCATATCTGGTGACCAACGCTTTGGCCCCCTCCGTAACATCGGTTACACAGTTTTAGAGCAAGACGCTTACCACAGGTAGCGGTACACCCGGTTATGCTGGTGGTTCTGGTCAATTCGTCAACAGCAACACAATCCCCAATTTGCCTGGTCAGCTTTATACACCCCAAGCTGGTGTGTTTAGCGCTTCTGGCCCCACAACTGCAAATCCTCCCGCAGATACAGCTACTAACGTCTATCGTGGCGTTATCATGTATTTGCCACAGAATTGCCAGATTTTTGACTTTATTGTTGACATGCCAACAGTAATGTCAGGTATTACAGCAACTCCTACTGGGGTAAACCTGTATATTTCTAGCGGTATTACAGCAAACGGTGGTACTCCCACATACGCTTCTGTTGCCCTTGGAACGACAACTACAGGTTCTGCTGGTCGTCAAACCGTTACATATTCAGCAACTCAGTTGAATAACCTGTTGTCTACAACTCAAGACATCCAGAACCCCCAAGTTGGTACACAACCCGCATGGTTTTCTCAGTTGGTATTCACAGTTGGTATTGCTGCAGCATCTGGATTGACTGCTCCTACAGCAGGTCAATTTAATTTTGTCGTACGCTATGTACAACCTGATTTGAATATCGGTAACACTACAACTTACCCCTACGGTAACTTCGATTAATTTCCTGGGGGCTTCGGCCCCCATCTTTGAATTTAAAGGAGATTAATATGGCAAATGCTGCTTTATCGTCAATGACCCGCATGGGTAAATACGAGCCATTTGACTTGCAAGTTGCACGCGGGCAAGTTTATGGGCACTCAACACTGAGTCTTTTTGGGTATCAACCTTCAGTTGGTACAACTTCTATTCCCATTTGGGAAAATGCAACAACATATACCTACCCAGTTTCTGCTGCCGCAGTGACTATAGCGAGTAGTTCTGCATCTGATGTAGCACCTGCAGCCGTGCTGATTAATGGTTTGGATGCTAACTTTAACCCCATTTCAGAAGTTATTACGCTTACTGGTCAAACAGGCGTGGTAACTACAAAGTCGTATTTGCGGGTCAACAGTTTGTTTATGGTTGGCGTGGCCTCGGGTCAAACGTCAAATGTAGGTACGATTACTGCTAAAAATTCAGGCGGAACTGCGACTTACGCACAGATTAATGCGGCTATTGGTAAAAGCCAAAGCACCATTTACACTGTTCCAGCAGGGTACAGTTTTTATTTGGATCTCGCAGAAGCTAATACTTCTAACAGCTACACAGGTAGTACGATCGTTACTTACAGTGTGCAGGCTACCAATAATGTAACTGGAGTTACGATTAACGTTTTGCAACAACCTTTTGTCTCTATTTATACAGTTAATAGAGCTTCTGAACCATTTGTTTATACAGAAAAAACTGATGTTCAATGGCAGTTGAAAGCTAGTACAGGCACAATTGCTGCTGGTATTGTTATTGCTGGTAAGTTGATTAAGAATTCTGCTGATGCAGGAAGCACCTAATCATGGCAAAGTCACCAGCATGGCAACGCAAAGAAGGGAAGAATCCGAATGGCGGTCTAAACGCCAAAGGTCGTGCTTCAGCAAAGAAGGAGGGGATGAATTTAAAGCCTCCCCAACCCGAGGGCGGCTCAAGGAAAAAATCCTTTTGCGCAAGAATGTCAGGGATGAAGGCCAAGTTGACGTCAGAAAAGACGGCAAAAGACCCGAATTCAAGGATTAACAAATCACTAAGAGCATGGAAGTGTTAAATGGACACGACGATGTGGAATGCAGTTCTCTCTTTGCTTGTCGCCTTGCTAGGTTGGGTGTTGAGAGAGAAATCAGCAGAATTGCAACGCGTAACTATTTTGCTAAATCGGACGAGGGAAGAGATGGCAAAAGAGTATGTGAGCAGAGCCGAAGCCCATGCCGATATAGGCAGAGTGCTGGATCGGCTGGACCGGTTGGAAGCAAAGATTGATAGATTGATGGAGGCCCAGCATGCCCTCAACTAGCAAGAAGCAGCATAATTTCATGGAAGCAATTGCGCACAATGCGCAGTTTGCAAAGAAGGCTGGGGTACCCCAGTCAGTTGGTAAGGACTTTAGCGCCGCCGACAAGGGTAAAAAGTTTGGGAGCGGCGGAGTGTCCCGTCCGGATTTAGAAGGTGTTAACAAAGCCAAAACGAGACACGGCGCGATGGCTCTCTTTAAAGAAGGTGGACTTATGAAAAAGAAAATGGCTATGGGTGGCGGCGTTAAAGAAAAGAACGGCCTGACCACAGAGAAAATGGGCGCAGTTCGCACTGGCGCTCCTAGCAAAGACGGTATTGCTGAACGCGGCAAAACCAAAGGCACAGAAGTCAAAATGAATGGCAGTACCGGCATGAAAAAAGGCGGTATGGCTATGAAAAAAATGAAAAAATAAGGAGAACTTTATGAAGATGGATCATCCCCCACTCATGAAAGAAGAGACCCCCAAGCACATGCATCATGTGCACCATGTGGAAAAAAACCACAAGGCTGGAGGTCATGTTCATCATCACCACCACTATGGTCAGCACGCCGCTGGTCATATGAAAGAGCATGAAAAAGTTGAAAAACTTTGCGGCGGTGGAATGGGTAAATACAAATGAAAAAGAAAAAAATCTCTGGTGTTAGTCCAGCCCTTGTGCAAGCTATGATTGCGCGTAAAAACGCAGTAGCTCCTGCTGGTAATATGCCCGCAGAAGCACCAGCGGTTGGTCCCGCTGGAGGTCCACCTGCTGGGCCTATGCCCCAAGCTCAACCTGGTGCTGGTGGTCCACCCGCTATGCCTGGTATGAAAAAAGGTGGTTCAGCTCATTCCCGTGCTGATGGCTGTGCTGAGCGAGGTCATACAAAAGGTACTTACCTATGATGGCAAGTCGTGGCATGGGTGACATCAGCCCGTCAAAAATGCCTGGTAAAAAGACTATACATCGCAAGGATAAACCCCAAGATGTAGATATGTATAAGCGCGGCGGTGAAGTGTGGGACACACCTAACCCTGCGAAGAAACATAAAAAGCTGAACCCAGCCAAGAAAGCCGCAGCGAAAGCCGCAGCTAAACGGGCAGGGAGACCGTACCCTAACCTAATTGATAACATGAGGATGTCAAAATGAGTTTATTAGCCAGACTAGAAGCCGAAGCCGAGCATTTGTATCAATTGCTTGACCATATGGCAAACTTCCAACGTATAAACTATGGTGGAGTTCAATCCAAAACACAGGCGTTGTTAGATGATGTTAAAGCACA